TTACTCATTTATTTGTATATTAGGTAATATATCTTTTATATTTGCATAGTGATTAACTAAAATATATCACAAAGATATTTACAAAAGTAAACATTAAAATGATGAAGTCAATAAATCTTGCAAAAAAACATCATGCAGTACTTAGAGAAGAATTCCCTGAAGTATCTCGCCAAACGATTTACACCGCATTAAGGTATTTTAATGATAGTCCAACTGCAAAGGCTATAAGAAAACGGGCGAAAGAACTGCTATTCAAAGAAGCTAAAGAAGTTATAATCTAAAACGAAATTATCTAATGCCTGAATTCTTAGGGGACATATTAGTAGTAACAAAAGATGAATTGATTCCAAAGTTTTGGGGCAATTATAATGCCCTTAAAATAGAATTACATCGCTACAAGGATAAGCCCTACGGAATTAAAAGGGCAATGCTTGGGGGTAATGGTCGTCGTTTGTTAGTAGTGTATGACAGTCTTCCTAAAAGAGTTCAGGAAAAAATTAACGACCCACGTAAACCTGATCACATCTTACAAAAGTATTACAAAGTGGATTCCGCTGCCGTTGAGTTTTACAATGAATATCAATATCCTGATGGAAGTTACCTTCTACCTGATACCATTGAAAAGTTAATCATCAATGCAAGTGTATTAAAAGCCATTATTAAATTAGAAACTGCACGGGAACAGGAAAGAATATCTAAAGGGGGAAGTCTGCGTGGAATATCCAACACATTATATTCAGATGCACACAGCTTCAATGCTACACTTTTAAAAATTGAAGAAGTACAACATACTTTAAACAGCAATTTAAGACGCTTTAAAGAGCAATTAAAAGCCTTTAAAACAGAATACACCAAAGAACCAAAATTGGGTTATAAATCACTTATCCGTGATGCAGATGGTAAAAGCAAGCGAAATGCTTTAAAGATTAAGAAACACACTGCCGAATTACTGAACAATCTATTTGCGGGAAGGGACTACAAGCCAAATGCAACCGAAGTTGCACGACAATATGAAGCCTTTTTGAGTGGATATATAGAAATCATCAACGAAAAAACAGGCGAATTGTACGACCCGAAAGACTTTAAACCTTTAAAGTCGGGTGCAATTAAGAACTATTTACGAAGCTACGAAAGTAAAATCGGCACACACGCCAAAAGAAGTGGTGATCGCCAAAAATTAATGCAAGACTTTATCCCGTATGAAAGTATGGATCGCCCAGTATTAGCAGGGTCTATCATTTCTATTGACGACCGCCAACCACCTTTTGAATATGAGAAAGGCAAAAGAATGTGGTGGTACATCGGAATTGACATTGCCAGTGAAGCCATTGTCGCTTGGGCGTATGGTAAAACTAAAGAAGAATTAATACTGAATTTTTATAGAAATTTAGTCATTAACCATCATAACTGGGGTGTTAATCTGCCTATTGAATTGGAGTGTGAAAGTTCGTTAAATAGTAGCTTTAAAAACACTTTTTTGAAAAATGGGGCGATGTTCGACAAAGTGAATATCCACGCCAATAGCGCACGTTCAAAAATGATTGAACGCTTTTTCAGAGATATGCGCTACGAGTTTGAAAAAGACCAAATCGGTTGGTTAGCTCGTCCCTTTTCACGTTCGGAATCTAACCAAGCAGGGCCACAACAAAAAATAACTGTTCCTTATAAAAAATTAGTCGAACAATGCTTCGCCAATATTATAGAATGGAACAATCGCCCAAAGAAAGGTACAACTACCAGTCGATTTGATTATTTCAAAGCCAATCAAAACCCAATCGCAAAAAACACCAATTACAAATCATTCATTAAGCATTTAGGCAGAAAAACAGCCACCAGTTGTAAAGCTGGAATTATGCACCTGCAAAAAAGTGAATGGTTATTGGGCGACCATAACGAAATCTACACAGGTGAAAAGCTAATCACCTTATTAAAACAAGTTGAAGGGCAAACCATTGACATCTGCTGGATGGACGATGAAAAAGGAAAGGTTTTAAAAGCCCTTATCTATGACAGACAGGACGGCAGATACATTTGCGAAGCCTTACCAAAACCAATCAGTGCAAGGGCTAAAGCTGAAGAAGAAGAACACCATCGCCAAGCCCGTGAAATGAAGGCAAAATACCGTAATACGGTTACAGCCTATATGCAACAGCAAAAGAATAAGATTGATAAAGTAACGGTAATTGACAACCGCCCTACTACGGTAAGCAACACATTTTCCATTGATGGCTTTTAAACTTATACCCCAAGCACAAAACCTGTGGAAGTGGTAGAAACTCAAGAAGAAGAAATATTGTATAACCCAAATGCACATACCACCGTAAAACGCTGGCAAGACGCATTTAATTAAAATACTGTAAAAATGAAACTCACAAAAGAATTCAGGCAAAAAGCAAGACAAGCATTATTGGAAGGACGTGGCACATATAGCGGTTCTGATACTGCTTTCGCACAAACTTTTGGTATTAGTGCATCTGTATTTAGTCGTATCAAAAAAGGGGAAACCGAAGGTGTTTTGAGTGATGCCAAATGGCTAACCATAGGACGTGAATACAATGTTACCCTAAAGAAAAATACTTGGAAAATAGCCCGTACAGAAGTATATGAGCAAATCGAAAGTAATTTGAATTTCTGCAAAACTTACAGTAAAGCTATGATACTGGTGGATCAATGGGGAATCGGAAAAACGGAATGCAGTAAGCATATTATTAAGACCATGAACGATGCTTTTTACTTGGATTGTTCCCAGGCCAAAACCAAACTGGAATTTATCCGTGCATTGGCAAAGGTCATTGGATTAGATAATAGGGGCAAATATGTAGAAGTTAAAAGCAATCTTAAATACTACTTAAACCAGTTAGATAACCCACTTATCATTTTGGACGATGCTGGGGACTTGGAATATCCTGTCTTTTTAGAACTGAAAGAATTATGGAATGCCACAGAAGACCATTGCGGATGGTATATGATTGGGGACGATAGCTTACAGGCAAAAATATCCAAAGGTCTTCAAAAGCAAAAAGTGGGTTATGGTGCAATATTCAGTCGCTATTCTGATGGCTTTATATCCCTTGTGCCAGTAGATAAAAAGAGTAAACAAAACTTCTTTATCAAACTGATTGGGGATGTTGCCAGTATCAATGTTAAGACAGAAACCCAAGTACCTACACTGGTAAAAAAATGTGTAGGAAAAGAAAAGACATTAAGGCATTTAAAAACGCTAATACAAATGAGTGCTTAAACTATGTCAAGAGCATTAACAGTAAAGAATCTATATGATAAAAAGTTCGACACCTTTCCTTTTGATGGCATTTGGGCCGATGTGTTCGGATTACCAACCACGTCAGGCATTTGGTTGGTTTATGGACGTGAAAAGAATGGAAAAACGTGGGGGACTTTACTAATAGCAGATTATATGAGTCAGTTTGAAAAAATATTATACATCAGCGCAGAAGAAGGCACAGACATGGAATTTCAAGATGCTTGCCGACGTGCAAAAATAGATGTCAATAATAAGAACATCAATTTTATAGAATACGAAACGGTGGAAGATGTGTACATACGATTAAAGCGCAGGAAAGCCCCAAAAGTGGTGGTACTGGATAACCTTACCATCTACAATGAAGAACTGAAAGCCAATGGGATGAAAAAGTTAAAACAGGATTTTCCAAATACACTTTTTATCTGTGTGGCGCATGAAGAAAGAAACAAACCCTATACAGCAGCCGCAAGTATGGCAAGTAAACTGGCAAAAGTAATCATAAGAGTGCAAGGACTTTCCCTGAAGGTAGGCGGACGTGTTCCGGGTGGAACGCTAATGATTGATGAAGAAAAAGCCGCACTGTATCACGGTCAAGAAAACTAATTAATAAAAATAATACAGATATGAAACCACAGGCAAGACATTTCATAAACAACAATTTAAGTATTGATTATGATACCACCCTTTTTGAAAAAGGCTTGGAATGGTTAGATAATTTTTGGTTTGGCAATCACAAAGCTGTGCAAATGATGTCCCGTTCCAAGATATTTTGGAACTGGTGGGCAAACCAATGGCGCATCCGCACCGAACAGTGCATCTATGGTACTGGGTTCGATTTAGACGAAACGGACTTATCTAATTACGAAAAAGAAGTATTAACAGACGCATACAATGTATCCCATGACATTAAAAACAGTCGTCGCATATACCCAACCAACGGAATGCGTGATTTAATGCTTCAAATTAAAAACGATTTAAAAACCGCTTAAAAATGACACCAAAAACCATAACCAAACAGGAAGCAGAAAGCAAAGTGGCAGAATTAGTGGCGTGGCTTGCCTATGCTAACGATGTAAACCAGTTAAGAAAACTAAAAGAAGTACAACGGAATTACTGGATTGGTAAGTTGGTTTTTATGGATGAACACAACATGGATAAAATTGTAATCAATGGATAAATTTTCACTCATAAAGGTACTGTCTTACGATAGGTTTCACAATACAGACCTGCACTGGGGCGACCGTATCTTAATTCACCAGTACAATAATAAAGGGCTGGAAATGCACCCAGTATTAAAACTAAAGGTAAACCAAATTATTGACACCATCAAAGCTGAAAAATGGGAAATCCCCGAATACAAGTTTAATGCTGCACGTGAAATTGAAGTGTATAATCCTGATACGGAAAGGTGGAAAGTGTTTAAAAAAGATAAAGCAAAATGAATCCAAACGACATCGAAGTAGAATACGAATTAATAACCTATAATAACAATGATATGAGTACAATAGATTTAACACAATTAAGCGCAGAACAGCGCAAAGAATTAATGGATCAGCTTGCCAAGCAAGAAGAAGCCGAAAAAAAGAAACTGGAACGTGAACAGAAAAAATACGAAGCTGAAAAATACAGCTATGTAGATACCATGTTTGCGAAAGCTGCCAAAGCCCATAAAGTGCTTTTTGACCTTAAAGAAGAACTAACCGAAGGAATGGACACCCATGCTGTTAAACTTGCCAATTACGGTAAAATCCGTAAAAACTCAAAAGGTGGTTTTCAAATTGAATCCGAAGACAATACCCAAAGAATTAAACGCATAAGAGATACTGAACCAACGTGGGACGAACGTGCTACCAAAGCCGAATCACTGATTAAGGATTTTTTAATGGACACCGTTAAAAAGCGTGATAAAAAAACCTTTGAAATGCTAATGATTTTCTTGGAGCGAAACAAGAATGGTGATTTAGAATTAAGCCGTGTAATGGACTTATTACAGTTTGAAGATAATTACGACGATGTGCGCTGGAAAGAAGGTTTAAGGCTATTAAAACAGTCATATAAAAACGTTTTGAAGGGCTTTGGGTATTTGTTTCAGCAAAAGGGTGCAGATGGCAAATGGAAATCATTGGTATTAAACTTCTCAAGCATCTAATTATGGCATCAGTAACAATAACAATACAATGTGGCACTGAAGAACAAAACAGGGTTTTAGCAAATGCGATTGCCTTTGCGATGGAAGATTCTAATATTCAAGAAGTATTAGGCAAAAACGTTGCCTATTCGGAAGTTGCCAAAGAACTAAACATCCCCGAAATATGGTGCGAAGTTTATCCCGATGATAACGAAGACCCCGAACATGAACTTAATATTGAATTTGATGAATAAAGAAATTGTAAAGGGGTTTGAAATTAAAATTATCCCATCTAAAAATCAAAAGAAAGGATTAGCAATAATGTATGTCCATCCTGCCGATATGCCTTTAATACATAAAATAACAAGCGATAACGAAAAACAATAAAATTATGAATCCAAAATATTTCAAAGAAGCACATGTCAATTTAGCAAAACCACACAACATGACCGATGAAGAATGCGGAAGCCTATGGGTGCATAGGACAAAACGTGGGGAATGCATTTCCTTATGGAAAATCCCCTTTTGGAAACGTGTAAAACTACTATTTCACGGACACGTATGGTTAGGTGTTCTTAGTGGTCATTCACAGCCACCTGTATGGTTGGATTGTCAAAAAACAATATTCAAAAACACTAAAAGCCAAGAACAATGAAAACAGCACAGAATTGTAAAGCAAGACCAAAAGTGATTCCGATGGTTACAATAAACAGAATAGATGAAAGAACGGTGCAGGTTAATGGTAAAACTATTATTCAGGATATGAATGGTAAATGGATTACTAACCAATCCATCACCCCAGCCGAACAATACGAATTCAATATTTACATCAATAAGGATGCGAATAATTGCAAAAATGCATCCACTTGGAATTCATAAACAAACAGTAAAATGAACATTACAAAAGCCCAAATACAGAAAATACACGGTTTGCTTCCTGCACATATTAAAAGTGATAAGGAATTAAAAGAATCCATCATAATTGAGTACACGCAAGACTTTAGCAAATACAGTACAAAGGATTTGACCTTTGAACAGGCAAATGCTTTGATTGTGGATTTAGGTGGAAAGCCTGTATATAATGAATGGGCTGGGTTCAATTACAAAAAAGATTCACACCGTTACATATTAAGCCTATTACAGCACGCTGGATGGGTACGATACGATAAACAATTAAAGCGACACGTGGCGGATATGAACCGATTTGGACAGTGGCTTCAGGGCGACAATTCGCCAGTTAAAAAACCACTTAATAAACAGGAAAAAGAAGAAATCAGTAAGACAATTGTCGCACTGGAAGGTATTTTGGAATTTGAACTAAAAACAAAAAAAAGATGATAAAGGATATTGATTATGTGGTAATTCCTGAATTACCAAAGGAACAGCAAGAACCATTTAATAAATGGCTAATAGGACAAACCCTTCCAATAGTTGAAAAAGAAGGTGTATTCAAGTATAAATGTGCTTACAAATGGGATTATGATAAATGGTTAGCATATTGGGAACGTGGGAAAACTGCACCTATATACGATTAGTTAGATGTTTACAGTGTTATCAGGCAAAGACAAATGGACAGACCTAACCTATGAAAAGATGCGATTAATGGAAGCCCTTTACAGGGGACTTCGCCAAAGTTACACCATAATATATCCCGATGGTTATAAAATCATCTGCGAAATCACAAAAGAATGACCAATCATTATAAAGTACATATCATTATAGCAAATGCAACGCTTAAAGTAAGCTACCGCAATGGTAAGTTTTTCAAATTGGAAAAACTAACAGGAAAACTAACAGAAGATCAGGTCAAAAAAATAGGCTTTGTCATTCCACCATTAGAAGACCAAATGAAAGCGTTTGAAGGTCAATGGAAGGATAAAGTAAGCTATACCCCAATAGAGAAAAAAACAACTGTATATAATCAGTTTTTAGATGCTTGGTTCAGTTTCTACGATGGTTTAATGGGAATGAAACCCCAATTTAATGCCGCAGACGGCAACCATCTAAAGAAAATCATAAACTACTTAAAAACAATAGAACCCAGCGATACAGATGCATTGAATTTGTGGCAACTCATTTTAACCAACTGGAACAGCTTGGATGATTTCTACAAAAACAATGCAGACCTAAAATTTATCAGCAGTCAGATCAATAAAATATTTCAGAATGTCAAAAGAATTAGCGAAAACGGACAATCAGGCATTAATGCCGACTACCTCGAAAGAATTAAGCGAGATTTACAGTCCTGAAAACTGTATGCGTCAATTAAGCCGATGCAGAACCATAGCATTGGCAATGAATTCCAATACCCCCACCATTGGGTCATTAGTCCGTTCAATGGGTACAAAGAAAATTGAAGCCTATATCAAATTATGGATTTTAGACTTAAACCTTTCATTGGACTTGAAAAAGCCTTTAAAACCCCATCAAATTGACCAAATCGCATTCCGAATTGTAGATCAGTTTCGCAATCTGAATATAGCTGACATCAATTTAATATTTACAAATGCCAAGTTTGGCGAATACAAAGGGGTTTACGACCGTATCACCATTCCCACAGTAATGAAGTGGTTTAAGCAATATTTTGATGATCGTATTGACATAGCGGCAGACCAGTCTTATGTAAACCACATTTCATTCAAAGAACGGGACGACCGAAGATATAAGGCAGAACCCAAAGCAATCACAAAAGCAAAGGCCATATTTGGGTCGGTAAGGTTAGCAGCTTATGAGAATAGAGAAGCAATAAATAAAGCCAAAAACAAAGGACAATAAAATGCAAACAAAAAAACAAAGTTTAGTGGAATCACTTACCAACGTAGCAGTGGGATATGGCATATCGTTATTGTCATTATTCATCATTTTTCCATTGTTAGGAATTGAAAGCAGTACATCAAAGAACCTATTAATAACCCTCTATTTTACCGTATTGAGCATTGTTAGAAGCTATGTATTAAGACGGTTTTTTAATAACAAAACAAGCAAATGAAAGCATATTTAAAACCATCAGGAAAAAGAACTTATTTATTTATTAATGATGAAAAAGTCAAGATGATACCTAAAAAATATCAAGAAATCAATGCGGAGATTTTAAAGGCAAATATATCCAACGAAAATAAAGTGTTTCTGCAAAACGACGAGCGTTTTAATTTAGAACATCATCTGTTCTTAGAGCAATTAAGGAAGGAAGAAAAGTATGTGCATGAATTGATTGATAATGTGGCAGTGGAAGAAGCTTTGTTTGTAAATGTAAAATTTGGAAACAATAGAACAGAATTGAAATATACTAATAGTGTTAGTGTGACATGCCCAGCAATATTA